TAGTCTTTTGTGCAATAACCTGATAAGCCTTGTACTGTACAGAATCTTTGCCGTAAGTTATTTCTAAAAATTTCAAATGGCGTGTTTGAGCTTCTTCCTCAGCTTTTAGGCGCTTGATAGTATTGGCTAGTACTTCATCTTCGGTGCGTTTGCCGTACTTGGTAATGATAGCCATCTTATGATGCTGAGTTTTGGCGCTCAAAACCTCCTCATAAACTGCTCGAGCATCATCACGCTTATTTAAGGCATCAAGATAGCTCTGATACTGCTTTTGGTAGTCAGCATTAATTTGCGCCAACTGCTTAGTAGTTTCTTTTTCCTTATCAATACGTGCCTTTGTAGATTCAGTGGTAAGTTGAACTACTCCACGCTGAATTTCATTGAATTGTACGTACTCTTGTTGTCTTAGCGACTTCCAACTTGCCTCATACGATTTTGTGATAGTATCTCTATCTTTTAAGTATTTAGCTTGAATATCAAGAATAGCCTTAGTCTCTGAATTAATATCCTTGTACGTGGCTTGTGCTTGCTTGATTCTGTCATCACGTTCAGCTTTGAGTGATTCAAATTTTTTCTTGTAAATTTCATCTACCGTCGCAAAAGTCATGGTTTTGGTTTCAATCTCAGTCTCCGCCAAAATCTCTTTAAGTTTTGCACTTGTGATGTTCTGGTTTTTTACTTTGTCTTCGCCAGCATCTTTATCAGCCTTAACAGATTCTCCACTAAGTTTCTTAATTTCAGATTCATACCATTCTCTATCCTTTTTCTGAGCTTGTAAGTTTCCTTTATGGCTTGCTAATCGTTCGGCTAATTGGCGTTTAAGCTCGACTGTTTCGGCATCAACCATTTTTACTCGCTCTTTATTGGCATCTTCTTGTATTTTAGTAATAGAACTTATAGTATTGTTTGCAACTTTTTCAAGATTTTTATATGCAACAATCTGCTTTGCCGTTGGGTCTAAAAGCCCAGCCTCTTGAAATGCTTCATTTGATGCTTTGGCTTTTTTAGCTAGTTCCTCGATGAATAAAAAGTCGTTCTGGAATTTAGCAGATAAAGCAGTGTTTTCATTTCTTAGCTTTTGAATAATACTATAGCGTTGCTTTTCAATTTCTACTGCTTTTTGACTCAACTCGTCAACTTTTGCATTAAGCATAGACAATTGAATTTTTGAACGAAGTTGAGTATTAGTCAATGCAATCGCTCTAGTTACATCATCATGGCTATTTTTCTCAGTACTAAGATTTCCAAAATATTTAGGATATTCTTTTTGAAGCTCCAATACTGTTCTTTTATACTCGTCAGTGCCTTCTTTTGCTGATTTCAATTTATCAGTCAATTGATTAAACGTAACTAGCCTTTTGGTATTGGTATCAATTTCTTCATTAGATACCTCTACCACTTCTGTATTTATTGCCTTGTATGCATAGTATGCTGTAATTAGTCCACCAATAGCTGTAACTACTAAAGCCAATGGGTTAGCCCTTAATGCTGCATTAAATGCAGTTGCTGAAACTGTTGCTTCTGTTTGTGCAGCTGTCATAACTGCCATTGAGCCAGTTCTTGCACGGTCTAGCAGAATTAACTCGCCTTGAACTATCTTTGTTACTTCGTTAATTCCATTCCATAAACTTTGCGCCAATGCTACTCCTTTTGTAGCTACCACATACGTACCAATTGCGGAGGCTCCAGCTTTTATAGCTTCTGTAGTACGCTGTAATGCTGATTCACTACCTATTGTGGCGGTCATTAAATCCTTGGTAGTTTCTATTGCTGACTGTAAAGTATCTTCATAAAATGTACCAATTCTAGCCTTGGCAATAAAATAAATATCTGCCAAGTTGGATACCTGACCGCCAAGAGTTTTTGAAGCTGTAGCCATCGAGTTATAGTAAACCCCACCTACTTTTGTGGCATCCATCAAAGCTTTTTCTACATCAGCAAAAGCAATCTTGTGATTTTCAGCAAGCTTAACAACTTCCTCTCGTGGCTTTTCCATCGACTTTGCTAGCAAGTCAAATAGCGGTACTCCATTATCGGTAAATTGTTTAACCTCCTGTGCCATCAACTTGCCTTTATTTTGCACGTCGGTCATAGCCTTAGCAATCAAAGGAAGTTTTTCAATCCCGACACGAGAAGAAATATCGCCCAATGTATTGATATAGGGAACCAGCTTTTCAGTCTCAACACCCATTGCTTTTAGTCGCAAGGTCGTTTCCATCAATTGTTCAACTTCGAACGGTGACTTTTGGGCAATTCTAATAACCTCTCTATTTATCTCTTCCGCCTCTTTCTTATTGCCTATCATATCAGCTAATGCCATAGAGAATAAATCCACTTTTGTTTTAGCATCAATCACATCCATTCCGAAACTATGAATTTCATTGATAGAGAAAGCAGATATTACCATTGTGGCAAATGTCTTGACCGTATTGCTTAGGTCATCGTATGCTCCAGCTTGTTTCTTGAGTTCTATTAAACGAGCTTGCGCCTCAGCTTTCTCTTGCACTAACCTTGCACGGCTTGCGTCGTTAGCTTCCTGGGTGCGTATCTTTTCATCCGCAATAGCTTTAGCCTTAACCGCATCAGATTGATTCATACGTTCTTTGGCTTCTGCTTTTGCATCTGAAATACGCTCCTGTGTTTGAGCTTTGGCATCAAGCGTCATGCGCTTTTGCGTCTCAATCAGCTCTTTGTAGGTAGCATTAGTGTCGTTAAGCTCTTTTCTATGATCTAAGTAGGCTTGTCTAATTTCGGCTAGCTGTTTTTTGTGCTCAATGCTAGCTTGTTTTGCGGAGGCTGACGAGCTGTTAACAATCGCTATTTGTTCTTGTTGCAAGCGAATGTTTTCTTCGAGTGAAGCGTTATAGGCGAGTAAATCACTCCTATCTATTTCTACTTTATATCTGACGTTTTTTTCCATGTCGGATTTTATTTATATTTGTACAGACAATAGTAAAAACGGATAGATATTTTTAAACCTCCCCTTGTTATAGAGGAGGTTTTTTTGTTATTTATCTTACAGAACCCCAGTCAACTATTTGCGGATTTCGCCAATCTCTTATTAACTTCCTTAGCTCGTCTTTATGTAATGGCACTACAAATTGAATACCTCCACTGAAAACTATTGAGCAATCTCTGAACCATTTGTATTCCGACATTGCGTCTATTCTGTAAAAATCAGCATACTCTGTAGTCAAATCACTATCACGTATGGATCTTTTAATCTCCTGCCATACTGGTGAATAGATGGTGTTGCCTCTATATAATACTGGCAATTCTATTGGATTTATCATGACGTTATTATTTACGGTTAGCTCTCTCTTTCTCTTCCCTAATCTTATCTAGCCTATACTGGAAATAGACGTGGAAATCTTCTGCGCTTCCTTCAAGTAGTCGGCAAAGCTTATCAAGGTCTCCATCCGTAATTTTAAGTAATTCTCTTCTTCTGGCGTCAACTCTACCGACAAGATACTCGACAAAAGACTCATATTGTTGAGGCGCTGAAGTTGCACGTCGTCCGCTGTAAATTTCAGGAAATCGCTGTCTGAAAGAGTCGGAAACGGATTCCAGATGTTTTGTGTAAACGATAAAAAAAAATCATTCAACTCTGGATGTTTCAAAAACTGTTGCTTCTTTTCTTCGGTAATTTCCTTGTTGACCCGTGATGGGTTTTCACCATGACGAATAAACCAAAGCGCCGCCACATCAAAAACTCTTTCATACAAGAATCCTACCTCTGTTTGGCGCTTCATACTCGTAGCAATACCTATACCTTCAGTTGCTAGTGCGTTAATTTCCTTTGGGTTATTGATATTATTCATGATACGCTGAAACAGCCCAACAAATACGCCAAGATTGAAGTCTAAATCTTCCTTCTTTAGTACCCAGTTTGCGTGCTCTGTCATAATATCCGAAAATGCAAAAAGCCTTTCTTGGGATAACTTTGCACCATTTTCAGCAAACTGATAATAAGGAATGTCGTCAATAATAAATATTGGCTTTTCGCTTATGATATTTTCTTGAATAGCTTGTTCGAAGGTCATTTATTGCCTCCTTTCTTAGCTAATTCTTCCTCTAGCATTTTGTTGGCAATTTTTCGGTCTCGTTCTAAGGTTTCTTCGTATTTGTATTCTTGGTATTCAGACTTCAATACGCTGTATAAGGCATAACCCACGCCACCGTTGACTACCGCAATAAGAAAATAGGCAAAGTAGGTATATCCATCGTCAAACAGATACGAGTGGACTTGCGAGTACAAGTAAAACAGGTAGAATACTACGAGAATCAGCGCACCGATCAGGTTTCTTTTGTGTTTTTTCATGTTAGTTGTTATTTACGTTGGAATATTTGTTTCAAAACATGTTTCAATATAATTAATAGAATTTGATTTTTGCTCATCACTCAGCCACATATCAAAAAAATACTTTCTGTCGTTGTTTGTGGCTCTGATAATGTAGTTGACCACAAAGGCGTATTTGTCTGGATTTTGCCCCAACTTTTTGTTGTTGCCCCAATAGCGTTGTAGTATCATTGTACTTTCTTCGCTGTAGCTCACCAAATCTACTTTATCAACTTTGGCGATAAAGTCGTTCAAGTATCTGCCTACATTTGGCTTATTACTTACCCCAACAAGCACACCTTCGAACTTGTAAGTTGGCAACGAATGCTCTTGTATTGCTTCGTAGTTACTAGCCTTGCCTTTGTCGATAAGGTGAAATAGTTGCAAGTCAAATCTATCATCCTCAACAATGAAATTGCCCTGCTTGTCGTGAACTCTATTTGTCTTATCGTTACTATCATATACCTGCTCACATTCGGTAAGTATCTGACAATTCCACATAAGCCCCGAAAAATCTCTAGGCAATGCCTCTGTAATGGCATTATTGATATTCTGTATTACTTCTTCTAGTCTCATAGCAATTGTTCTATTTCTTTTTCTAGGAAATCAAGTGCCTCTATGGCTTCATCGTCCGTCGGGTTGAATATGTCAGTTCTGAAAATATACTCGTTCTCTAGCGCTTTTCTTGCTTCCTTGTCGCTGTCAAAGCCTATTTCAGATTCTGAGCTATCTGTACTCAGTACCTTGAAAGAAGCCATCATGTCACCGCTCATTGTCAAGTCTACGTAATCAGTTTGTAATCCTTGCGCCATGCGTTCCATAGCGTGCATTTTCGAATACCTGCCAACGCGAACAGCGCTATAAGTAACCATAGGATTATTGTTGCTATCTTCGCCCAGTACTGTTATTCGGAACTTGGCATTACCCACTAACCCGTCTGACGCTTTTTTGAGCGTGAACGCCAAAAACAAATCTAGGTGTTCCATTTTTTGTAGCGTTTCACGTAGTGCGTTCTCTTGTTCGATTAGTTTCATCTTGATTGAATATAGACACTAGGGCGTGTCTCTGGGTTCATCCCTAAGCTCGAATGTTGTCTAACTACATTGTAGATAATTTCTAGCTTGTTGGTTAGCTCCTTGTTGTACATAAAATCATACTTCTTTGCAGAATTTTCCATTGATACCCTGTTTACCATTTCCCATCTACTAGCTTTTTTTGTGTCCAAGCAATAGTCGAACAACTCAACAACGCACTTATAAGCCAAAGCCAAAACTAATTCATTGCTATACAGCTCAATCACATTGTCAAAGTTTGACGTAACGTCTAATGAGATATTGAGTAAACTTTGGTCTGATTCTACAATATTGTCTTTTGTTGGCGTGGCGGAGGCTGTTTCTGCCGACACCATAGAAATAGTTTTTCCTTTGCATTGTGGTAAAAATCTAAGTGGCTTGATCTGCGTCCCAAACTTGATAGCTACGAACAAGAACCCATTCGGATACGTTGGCGTGAAAGTGTAATTAAGATTAACTCTGTTTTGTCCGATTGCCACATTGATATTTTGGCTGGTCAGCTCCTTGTTTTCAAACAAATCGAAAACTTTGATTGTAGCTGTAGTCGTGATGTTGCTCACGAACATAGCCTCCTTAAAGTTAATCACCTGCAAGTCTGATCCAGCGTAGGCAATTCTTTGCCCATACCACTGTCCAGAATTGATAGCAACTTCGTCTTCGTAGACCACACCCGTGAATTTGAAACTATCCACAAGGTCAAACCAGTTTTTAACCTTGCCGAGTTTCGCGCGCAAGTCTGACTTCATGCAGTTGAGTGCATTCTTCTTGATATCTACCACTACCTGCTGGTAAGTCTTGTTAGATTCCTTGCACGCTTCAATCATTTCTTGAGTGATATTCTGGTATGAATCTAAGTATATTTTACTAGGGTCTGGCGTGCCTGGCGTAATTAGTTCTATTTTGTCGGTTATCATGATATTAGCTCAAATTCTACATTTTGTTTTAGATTCCTGTACTCGGTTGGGATATGAATTGTTTCTATGATGTCCTCCCAGATGTCGAAGCAGAACACCCAGAAAAAGTATCGCATTGTGTCTAACACGTGTCCAATATCGTTTTTGTCGCAATACTTCTTATCTATGTCGCCAAATGCGTTAATTGGCACGCTCTCTATGTCAGACCATAATACACTACAATTATAATCAATTTGCAGATTCTTACCTAAGTACTTGCTTATTTCATTTACCACAAATCTACACGCTTTTGTCCTAGGGTTTCCCTTAAGCCTTACATAAGTAAGGTGTTTGCACCCAAATTTCCTTAAGTTAAGCTGGATAATAGAAAATGCTGACATATTGGCCTGTGTCAATGCGCTTCGGTTATTTCCAGATGCATCACCCGAAAACTCAATACTGTAACCTTTGTACTTGTCGGCTAACTTCTTACAAATGTGTTGCAAATCGCTATCTTCGTCTCCGCCTATGTGAATTTCTTCGATACAAGATACAAACCAGCCTTCACGAGTCTGATACTTCTGCCAAACGGTTACGGAGTTTTTCACGTTAAAGTCAAAAGAGAAAACTACTCCAGTAAATTTCTTAAACGTAGTATTAGTACCGTTAGCGGATTTATTGATATTAAGAATATACGGATTTCCAACCTTGATTGTCCCCCAGTTGCCTAGTACATTAACGTCGTAGCTAGCAAAATCCGTAATTCTTAGATTCTCATACTTGTCAATTAGTTTTTGATCCACAAAGCCAAACGAGCTGTCAGGCGCACCTACTACCCAATAATTATCTTTGTAATCGGTCTTGATTAGGGCTCTATTGCATTTTTCGTTGATACGGATAAAAGAATCTTTTGAAGGCAGTGTAAAGCCATCGTAGTCGTGCCAAATATCTTTGTCAATCAAATCTTTCTTAATCCAACTTTGGTCACTCACAGGGTTCCAAGTTCCAAAAAATACCTTTGCTTTTTCGCCACGAAACGATAAAGTAAGCTGGTCGTACTCATCTTTTGAAAAGTGGTTAAGCTCGTCCATCAAAACATAAGAATACGATTGCACCCCTTTGGCTTTTTCGTCGCTGTCCAGCCCCTTGAAAATAACCTCGTTTGAACTTGACGGAATAATAAAGCTAAAATCCCTTTTCTCGTAGGCATTAGTCATTCGTGTAGAATCGAGTGCATCGGAGAAAGTTCTCTTGATCGTCGTTTTAATCACCGTGCTTTCTTTACGAAATATTAAAGCATCGTCCTTGTCTATAAAACATCTTATGCCAATGAACTGACATACTGAAAATGTTTTAGAACTACTCTTGCCACCATAAATATAAAATTCACTCACTCCGCCATCTACAAGCTGTTTGATAGCGAAATACAATGGGTTGAACCACTCTTTTTTGAACTTATATTTTGGCGCTGGGTTACTCATACTCTTCTTTGTCTGCTGCCGTGCCGATCTTGATAGTATTCTCGCTCTTAACTTTCTCTTGCAAACCTAAATCTCTGCTTATAATTACAGGGTTGAACAGCCCAGCGGAGGCTCCTTCGAATTTTTGAGTGAATATAATGTTTCTTATACGTGTAATTACTTGAGAAAAACCAAGTGGGTCTCCGTTTTTTTCTAAAGCTTCCTCAAAATCGATAAAATACCTGTCGCTAATATCCAGATATAAACACAACCCCTTGAGTGTGTATGGCTTAGCTTTCTTCACGGTCATTGTAGTTCCTGCCAAATCGCCCACCTTGATAGCTTCTTCTACAAGAAAAGGATTTTCGTCTACTGATTCGAAGTACTCACAAGCACACTGCCAAAGAATTTCAGGGTTAGCGAAAATAGTATTTCTACCATGTTTTGTTCTGAATTTCCAAAACTGGTTACCGATCAAATAAGCTTTATTGGGGTTCTCAATAGAATTTCCGTTAGTTTTTTTTGTCTGCAAAGACTTTTCTTTTTTCTCTCTCTTTGCCATAATTATTATTGGTTTGTTTTAAAACAAAAATAATCAATTTAGTTCATATATCCAGATTTGAAAATATTTTGAAAAATAATTCATAAAATACTTGACTTTTAGTGCGCACTATATTAACTTTGTATCAAGTTAAACATTTAAACAAAAAACGCCATGACAACTCAACAAGCACAAGAAGTTATCTCTATAGAACTATTCACCAGAATGATTGACAGCCTAGAGGCTAAAATCAAAAGCCATTCATTCAGAAATGAAGTAAAGTATCATTCTGATGCGATTAATAAGGCTATGTTTGAGGACTTTAAAAGCATTGTTAACGTATTGCAAACCATCGTTAACAAGTTCTACTTAGATAAGTATGAAATTACAGGCTTTCAGGCATTCAGTGTGCAGGATTTTGATTCTTGTGTTAGCCACAATTTAGGATTAATTAGCAATTGCAAGAAGCTAATTAGGTTCGCAAAATAAATAAAAATATAGTGCGTATTATTTGCATATTAGTGCGCGCTATATTATATTTGTATATCGAATCAGTTAAACGAATAAGGTCATGAACAAGTCGCAAATTTTCAAAACAGCACATTCATTAGTTCGCAAATACGGCGTTTCTTTGTCGGTAGCCTTGAAGATGGCTTGGGGTAAGTCTTATTCGTTTTATTCAATCTACGACTATACAAAAGACGGGTTCTGGACTATTAACTCTAATTGCAACGCTGGCAAGGTTAATAGCCAAATCCAAAAATTGTCGGCAGAATTAGCTGTATTGCCTAATTTTTCTGGCAAAGTGTACAGAGGCATCGAAGTAGAATCTACTACAGATTTCCACAACGAAATTAAAGGTAAAAAGTCGGTAACTTTCAAGGCTTTTGTTTCTACTTCTAAGAACGCCAAGCGTGCATTTTGCGGAAACGTTCAATTTGTAATTGTTTGCAAAACAGGCAAAGACATTTCTGCTTTGTCAGCCAAAGCGATTGAGGAGGAAGTGTTATTTAATAGAAATTCAGCTTTCAACGTTCAGAAAGTTGAATTAAAAAACGGCAAAGTTTTGGTGTCGTTGACTGAAAAATAATTTAAAAAAGCGCATTAAAATTAGGATATTAATTAAAAGCGCACTATATTTGTAATGTAAACAACAACCACGGGGGACAGCGCTCTGAACAGCTAATATTATGAAATCAGCATTAAAAAGTTTCGCAAACAAAACACAAATCAAAAAACACATTGACCGTATTAAAGCGGTAGGCGACTTGTACGGAATCAGCGAAAAACTCACAATGAAGGTAATTCAATCGCTAGAAGGCGCAGAGCCTGAATACCTATGCAACATTCTCAAAAAACCTTTCTACACAGACAAAGAATTATTAAAAATAGAGAAATGTTTAACATGCTAAAAAAACAACAATCAGCGGGGCAAGGTCAGTGGTCTGACCTCCCTGCAAAAAACAAAGTAGGTCGCCCAGCAAAAGAGCACGGGCGGATTAACATGAAACTTGCCAAAGACGTATACGAAACTATCAAGGCGCAACCGAGTTGCACCGAGTTCGTAGAGAACTTGGTGAGAGAGTGGAAAGAAAATCAATAGCATAACCACGGGGGACAGCGTTATACTGAACGGTAATATTATGACAACTACAATGTATAGAGTGCAGGCAATAGAAAACATAGGAATTGATACAGAATGGTTAATGCCTACTGAAGATTGGGTCAACGGAAAAAAACTCAACGAACTTAGAAGTTCAAAAGACGTCACCAAAATAAAGGTTACAGACAAAAAAGAGTTTTTTATTCAAGATATTGGCGAAAATCCAGACTATAACGGAAGTAGAAAATTAAGGTGTGGCAATCTTAATGGCTATTCATTCCCTAATGGGAATATAGTTTTTGAGACAAATTAATAACTAAGGGGCAATTAAGCCCCTTTTTTTTTGTTCTACACCAACCCCAAAACGTCAATTAATTCCTGCAAACAAGGATTCTTGTTAATCATTTTTTGCAAAGGGTCAATAACTTCTATAGGTTGTATAACTACTTCTTTCTTCTCCTCAGCAAACATACTTCTTAGCTCCTCAATCGGAGGGTAAGCCTCTGGAACCCACGGAATATTTTCAATAGCATAATCAGCAATATCCGCACCATCTTGGCGATCGGGGCAAACATTCCAGACGTAACACGACTTCACGCCAATATTAAGAAGTTTCTGTTTTTGCGATACATAATCTCCCTGTAGTTCACCTTCTTGATGTGGCTTACCCTCTAGCTTTCGCATAAGTAAACAACCCCACTCCATACGATTTTTGTAATGAAAATCTGGTACGAGCACCACATCGTGCCCAACAAGCACTTTTGATTTTTCAGCCGTCAAGCCATTCGATCCTGAACAGGCCAGCCAAATAGCAAAGCGTTCACCTTTTTTTGTCGGCATAGTTGGAAAATACAACGAACAAAGCAACGCAGTTTTTTCAGATTCAACTATAAAAATTAGAGGATTTTTGTTTGACGTATAATATAGAAGGTGTTCGCCAAACAGGCAAGGACTATACCCGTCGCCAACTTTGAAATGCTTTTTTGGGTGAATATTTTTGTCTCTATTGAAGCCATTGTACTGAATCTGATTGTCAGAACGAACCCTCAAATCTTTGTCAATTTGCCAAAAAACAACACCGTTTGACTTATTTGCGCCAACCAAATATCTCTCGAATGCCATGCGAGCATATTCCACGCCAAAGTGATTAGAAAACCACGAAAAAAGAGGCGTTTTTTCGACTACCTTACAAGTTTGTTGCACAAAGTTTTCGTAAGATACGATTTTTAGCGGTTTTTCTTCGATTTTAGCCACGTTACTATGCTTTGTAGTATTCTTACTAGGCTTTACGTTTTTTTGTGGCTTAAAATCAATATTTTTCAG